AATCCTTCGATTATCTTTGATACCATGAAAAATCGAATAGTATCCGAAAAAGACCTGGGAGAAGCAATAAATTTGCTCATGGAAGGCAACCAGCCCGTCAGTACGGCCACGGTTTTAAACCTTGTACAGCGCTTGCAGCTAACGCCGGTAGCGCCAGAACCAGCGCAGGAAGCACCGGCCCCTAAAATGGAGGTTGTAAGGGATGAGTAAATCAGCCCCCATACCGCGAACTATGCGCCCGGATTTTTTCCCGGACTGCCTAAAGTGCGCACATGGGGCAAAGGCTGAATTTGGGCTTGTGGATTGTGAAAGCCGGCACAGCGGGCATACACCACAGCCAAATTGCAATGTGAGGAAAGTTAAATGTGTTTATTTTGAGGCGAAATAATGGCAGCACCTCCCGGAACAACAGCTAACACCGCCGCCGCAATAGCCAAACTCATGGCAGCCGTGGCAGGTATTTATTTAATCTTTACAGCGATTTTTTACGCTGTGAGTAATTTTATTTGAGATGGCAGATAAAGCAAAACAATATGAGGCCGAAATGCTGGCAGCTATTAAAGAGCATAAGATAGCTTTTTTTGACCACTGTTTTGGTTTTGTTTCGTTCTGCGCTGCCACTGCCTATAATCATGATTTAGATAAATTAGAGACTATAAAGAATGCTATAAAGCAGAATCGCGTTAAGTCTAAAAGCTACATGCTTACCAAGTGGATCGAAAGCGACAACGCGACGCTCCAGGTGGCAGCCTACCGATTGCTATCCGATAGTGAAGAGCACCAAAAACTAAATCAGTCTTATGTGGACCACACCACAAAAGGCGAAAAAATCACACCGGCACCAATCGAATTTTATGGAACCGAAACCAGTAAGAATAAACGATAAATTTAAACCACTATTTCAGCGGCCGCCAGGTGTCAGGTATTACATTTTGACCGGTGGCCGTTTTTCGCAAAAATCTTTTGCAGTTGGAACCATGGCCGCTTCGCTTGCTTATAATTACGGGCATCGGATTTTATACACACGTTATACTTTGGTCAGTGCGAAAGATTCAATTATCCCCGAGGTCGAAGAGAAGATTGACATGCTCAATATTGATGAGTTTGCAGAGGTTACAAGCGATAGAATAAACTTTGCGCACAACAATTCAAAGATTGTCTTTAAGGGCATAAAAACAAGCTCGGGCAAACAAACGGCTAAGCTCAAATCATTAAAGAACTTTTCCTGTTTCATATTGGATGAAGCCGAAGAGGAAAACGACGAAGCCAGTTTTGATAAGATCAATTTGTCCATCCGGGCAAACGATGTGCAAAACATGGTTATCATTATTTTAAACCCCGCCACAAAACAGCACTGGATTTATAAACGATTCTTTGAAGGTCCCGGCGTTGAACCAGGTTGGAATGGTATAAAAGACAATGTTTGCTACATTCACACGACTTACGAAGATGCGATCGAATTTGTCCCGGCCGATTATTTACATGAACTTGAAATATTAAAGAAGAACAACCCGGCAAAGTTTGAACATATAATCATGGGGGGTTGGTTGGATGCCGTGGACGGAGTTGTGTTTAAGAATTGGAGGTACGGGGCCTTTGATGACTCAATACCGTTTGGATATGGCATGGACTTCGGTTTCTTCCCTGACCCCGATGTCCTGGTAAAGGTAGCAGTCGATCACAAACATCGCAAAATATACACAAAGCAAATGTTTTCAGGTTACGAACATGGCACCCAGGACTTGTGTAAAAAAGTTAAAGAGGCCGTACCTGACAAAAGATTGATAATTGCAGACAGCGCAGAGAAAAGACTGATAGCCGATTTGCAAGGGTTGGGTATGAATATTAAGAAAGTTATTAAGGGCGATGGATCTGTTTTGAATGGCATTAAGTTGATGCAAGATTATGAGATTATCGTATCACCTGAGTCAACCGAAATAAGCAAAGAGTTGAATAACTACGCATGGAAGGATAACGGCGTCCCGATTGACGCTTATAACCACTGGATTGATGCAATTAGATACTATGTGACGACTGTGGTCAATCCATCCAGACGCGGCAAAGGGAACAAAGCACTATGAAACTATCCGAATTTTACAACATCCTTAACGGCCTGGATGAAAAGGCCACAAAGGAAGCTCTGTTTGCAATCAAATACAGCCGCAAATCAAAAGCTAAAGATGTGTACGGATTCGGCAAAATAACAGACCGTACATTTTACGAAGCAAAAGAATTGCAGCGTATTTTTACAAGCGATTACGACGCGTCAATTATGAAAGCCATTGAGTTTTGCGATAAAGACCCGGAGGTGTTCAAGTTTTTCGCTCATTACAATTACATGCGGGATGAGGTTATCAGGTTGAATGAGATTGAAAAGGCATTGAGCCACTACCCAACTGCTGATGAAGAGCGCGCAGGCATTGACAGGTTTACAAAATACGGGTATTTTGGTCAGATAAGAGCGATTGCAAAAGAATTCAACTGGACACTCGAATATGTTAAAGATTTGCCTTATGAGACCGCTTTCACTATATTGCTGTATAACAAAGATTCGTATGATTACGATAGGGATTTAACTAAACTTCGTAAGTAAACGAAACTAAAGTTTGCATATCTCCCTTATTTTTCCTTACTTTTGCGCTAAATAATACTGCTATGTTTGACATTATAGGACAGCTTCGGGAATTTGCAGCAGCTAAGGGATGGCATTTTATTTATGGTAATGACCAATACGCCAATTTTGAAGCCGACCAAAACGTTTATGAGGCTGGCGACTTAGTGCTAATCGCAGACCTGAACGCGGCTCCAAGTTACGGAACCGGCGGCGGGTTGAATGGTGCGATATTTACCGGCGGCGTTATGTTAGGAAGGAAGCGCGAAAATGAAACTTACAGCAACTTAGATGAAACGGCAATACAAAAGTATGATAATAGGTTAAAAGACCTAATTCAATTGCTCGCCACTTCCTTGGGTGAATTTTCATGCACCTACCGATACGACATAACACAAGCTAATTTTCGGGTTGACATTAACCGCTTCGATGCTAATATAGATTTTATTGCCGGAACCGTAACTCTTTCAAACGTATGACAACAGTACGCGACATAGTAACCGAATGGATGAGCGAAACGAAGGAAGAGCTGATAAGCAGCTACGACCGTCAGGGGTTGCGCGCGTCTGGTTCTTATGCTCGCAGTTTAGAGGAAGTTATAACAGAAAGGCCGAATGGATTCAACTTAAAAATGAAAGCCGCAAATCACGCGTATTGGATGGAAAACGGCAGAGGGCCGAACGCGGTCAAAAGCCCCGAAGAAGCAAAGCGGCTTTATCCTATTATTTCGCAGTGGGTACAGGATAAGCGACTGGGATTTGACAAGGGACATATATTCGCTATCTGCTTGAAAATCGTTTACCAGGGCATACGCGTACCAAACAAATATAACCCCGGCGGCGTGGTGTCGGATGTTGTTACCGAAAAGCGAATTGATGATTTGATAAATAAAATCGGCAGAAATATCTTAGGGGATTTTCAAAGTACGGTAATTAAAACGTTAAAGGATGGCTAATTTTGCAAGTATAAGAGTAACTTTTACCGGCGGTATAGCTCCGACTGGGTTATATATTGTTTCTTTCGTAACTTCCGACACATTTTTAACTGGCGTCGCTCCCCACCTTGCCACCTTGGTTACGGATTTTGCAGCCAGCACAAACGCCCTTAATTCTGCAACTAGCTACAGGTCTAGCTTTCTCCAAAGTTGGGGGCCTGGTGGTGTGATAAAGCAGTTTAACTGTACCGTGTCACAGCCATACACATCCGGCCCGAACGCTTATAGTATCCTGATATCTATGCAGGAGTATTTAAACGGTAATATTGTTGTAAGTAGCAGTTCGGAGAAGTTAGATTTTCAAATTACTCAGGAGGTGAAACCTTCAGGTCTTAATGTATACGTCAGCAGCATTACAGAGGCCAATGCTAACAAATGTGATAACGTACGATATAATTTAACCGTAGAGGATGGAACCCCCCCCTACATTATCAAATATGCGCAAACAGGCATTTTTGTCGGGGGGGGTGGTCCGTCATTCGACTTTTCAAGAAACAGCCCAAACAGGAATTTACAGCTAGTTGATTCGGACGGGCTTACCTTTGATTTTCAGCCGCCTTATGTTCGGTCATATAGCATTGCAAGCGTAACACAAGAACAGCTGTCGGCAGGGACTAATATTCAAATAATCACATCAAATAACGGCATAGGGAGCGCGCTGGTATTAGAATATTCAATAGATGGAACCAATTGGCAGGCTAGTAATTCATTTCTTTATTTGGAACCCGGTAATTATAGCGCACGAATCCGCGACCCTTACGGATGCACAACCTCATTCCCTTTCACCGTCACCGCATTCCAGTTCCAGAAAATTGTAGCTGTTCACAACACACTGAATTTTGAGTTTAAGGAACCCGAAGCCACTGCCCCTGAATATATGGATGTTCGGTTATTCGTTAATGACGTTCCTGTGGGTGACTATAAAGCCCACCCGTACCAGCGAGAAAACGGAGATATTATATACCTCTTCAACGCGGACGAGATTATCAGGCAGTACATGCCCTCAATTGACGACTACAGTAGCTTGCTGAACTCGGCCGCGCAGGCTGTTAATATGCAGGCCCAAATAAAGCTACAAAAGAAAAAACCAGCGGATACACAATTTGTGAACGTGGATATTTTTTTAGCTATTAACGCGGCTCGCCAAATAGGTCTCGAGGGTGAAAACCTCACCGACCTGGTGACCAATAACGAAAACCCATTTGTTTTTGTAGAAGGGCAGCCCGGTTACATCTACGTTTATGACAACCAATTTTACAGGGAGAAGAAACTGTTAACCGAAAGCGCAAATATAACAGTTAATGGGGTGACAAAGTTTGTGGAGGTTTTGCCGTATTGCGATGGCGATATTGTTTTAAAGTATCTCGATAAAAATGGGATGTACCGCTTTTACAAATTTTCACGTTTTTACGCTCGTAATGTCCGGGGCGAACTAATCGGAAGCGTTGAAAACGTATTCACAAGTTTGTCGAATGGTCAGGGCTTTAAAAAGAATATAGGGTACAGCGCGCAAGAAGAATTGACCGTAAAAGCTAACGCCGTACCAGCTTCGCACATGGAAAGTTTACAGGACATATACACCAGCGCCCGCGTTTACATGCATATAGGCAACCATGGAGACGACGCGCTAAAAGATTGGGTATTGGTTGACGTTGAAGGCGACGGATTAATCAAACACAACAAGCGCCAATTTAACGACATAGAGCTGACCATCAAGCCGCCCAAACGCAATAACGTTACAATGTTATGAGAATACTAAAGATAAATGGAAAGATAGCGGATATTGACGAAAAGACGGCGATCGGTATTGATTTGCAGGCTTACGACTTTAGAGAGCCGGGACAGCTCAAAGTAAATGTTTCAAATACTTTCAGCATCCCGGCCACCGCTCATAACCGTTTGTTATTAGGTAATGCTGGCAGCCCAGCACGGGTGGATGATACGATCTATCAGCGTATAAATATTGATTATCAAGTACGGAATACGTTGTATATTAAGCAAGGGGCGGCGCGGATAACCTCAATAAAGGGCGGTAGGATTAATTTGTTTGTTGCACAGCGGCCGGGGTTTATTGATGCGATGAAAGCGATGAGCTTCAACGACTTCATGGATTCATGGTTCAATGAAAAATACATTAATCCTGAATTTGAAACATTCGCAGATTTCGTTGATCATTATGCTGCCGGCACACAAATAAAACTACCATTATATTTCAGCAACTTTTATAATAGTGACACTTACGGCTATCGTGAATTTCTGGATGATACAGGATTGCAAATATTATTATCAACTTTTAACATTAGAACGGTTGAAGGCGTCGTAGCCTCATTTAGATATAAGAGCAATCACTTTTCTATCTACATAGAATTATTATTCAGATACATTTTCGAGTATTACAGCATCCCTTTTAATGAAGCAGCTTATACAATTTTTAACGATACGGAATTTAAAAAGACATATATCCCATTCCCAAATGTTTATAATCCAAATGTAGTTCCATCACCTGGGACAACCCCGTTTAAGATTGAATTGAACAGAACCGGCACCTATGAGCCTTTAGAAATTAATGAAGGCTATAAGGAAAAAACGGTATATGATTTTTTTATTACTACTCTAAAACTTTTTGGTTGTGGGTTTGAAGAGGTTAATGGTAAATATGAAGTTATTAGGCTTGACGGTATTGGTCTGATAGGCACATCATCGGATTTTTTGCCTGGCTACATGGCCGCAAATTACAAGTTTGAAAATGAGTATAAACCGACAATTGATAACTATGGGGTTAATACTCTTATCAAAATGAAGCCGTTTAGCGATGCTCCGGAAACGTTAGGCGCTCGCATTGTCCAAAGTAATAATAAGAATCAGGACGCACTAAAGACTATCTTCACAATTGACGCCCATATTCCTGCCGTCACGCCTGTTCCTTCTATCCCGTTAGTTGGGGAGGCGGAAGGGTTGAATGAGTTTACATATATGCAAGATAGTGAAAGGACAGCCTTAGTAACTGTTTACTCAGGCGGGCAAACAGACTCGTCCAGTTCTAATCATGATGTTACCCTTACAATCCCAAATATTTATACGGTTGCAACAGAATATTACTTCTTAGACGGTGTGCTACAAGACCCAGAAACTCGTACTATTAAAAGATGGGTAACGGCGTCTCAATTGGATGGATTCAGGAAGATAGCTGGATATTATGTGCCTGAGTTTGGAGCCTGGTATTTCGTCAACAAAATAAAAGGTTTCAACCCCGAAAAAAGCAAGGCCCCGGTTGAATTTGAATTGATTAAATTACCTTGGGTTAGAATGCCTCAATTGCCTGCTAAACCTGTTGAAATATCAGACAGGTGGATACTTGAAACGGGTTATTGGGATGATGGTGGAATATGGAAGGATAGCGAATTTTGGATTGATAATATATAAGATATGGCCGAAAAGATAAATTTATTCGAGTTAGATATTGATACAGATGCAGCGGTACGGGATGTGATCGCGCTAAAGGAGAATATCGAAATACTCAAAGCGCAAACGAAGAAAGCCAAGGAAGAGCAGGGCGAATTTTCGGCCGAATACATTAAATATAGCGCTGCCCTTAAATCGGCGCAGGGTGAGGTCAGAACACAGGAAAATCTTATCAAGAATGCTACCTCTGCAAATGTGGCGGCGGCTGGGTCTATTGATCAACTTCGGAAACAATTATCGGTTGTTAGTGTGCAATGGGCGCAGTTAAGTGAGGAGGAACGTAAAAACACGGATGAAGGCAGAAGGCTGACCGCTCAAAAATTAGAGCTTACAGAAGCCCTAAAAGGCGAAGAGAGGGCAACAGGTGACGCACGTCGAAATGTCGGTAATTATAGTGAGGGATTGTTAGAGGCCGCCGAAAATAGCGGGGTGTTAAGTGGTGGCTTAAAGGGGGCTATTGGTGGGATGAAGGCATTTACAAAAGCGTCCTTGGCGTTTATTGCTACGCCGGTGGGTATCGTATTGGCTGCAATCGCAGCGGCCTTTGCTCTTATTAAAAATGCAATGGATCGCAGCGAAGAAAGCACAAGTAAACTCAAAAGAGGGTTTGCGGCTTTTTCAGGCATCGCAACCGCTTTGCTTAAATTCCTTCAGCCAGTTGGTGACTTTTTAATAAATGGCCTGGTCAAAGGTTTTGAGCTTGTTGAAAAAGGTTTATTTAAAGCTCTAAATGCAATAGAAAAAGGTCTGCGATGGTTGGGGCTTGACGGAGCCGCGGATAGCTTAAAAGGGTTTACAGATGGCGTTGAAGAAAGCGTAAAGGCCAGTAAAGCATTAACCGATGCAGAACTTGAATATACTAAAGCGCAACGGGAATCGCGAAAAGTTCAACTTGAATATCAAAAACAGGCCGAAAAATTAAGGCAAATCAGGGACGATGAAAGCAAGTCTATACAGGAGCGAATTAAAGCGAATCAGCAGATAGGTGATCTATTGCAAAAACAACTAACAGATGAATTGCAGCTAGCTCAAAAAGCCTTAAATGTAGCTAATTTGCGCATACAATTAGAAGGTGAGACAACCGAAGCACTCGACGCCCGCGCTCAGGCAGAAACTGAAATAGCAGATATTCAGGAAAGAATTACCGGACAGGAATCAGAACAATTAGTTAACAGGGTTTCACTTGAAAAAGAGGCGAGCGAAAAAATACGTGCAATACGTGAAGCAGAAGCAAAGCGCAAAGCTGAAATATATAAAGCAGAAACAGAGGCGGCGCTCGCTGAAATGGAGGAAGAGTTAGCACTTGAAGAACAACGGCTAACAAAAGAGCGCGAAAATACTGAAAAAATGCTGGCCGATGCAGACCAAGCCCGCGCCGACCAATTGGCAGCCGCTCAAATGGATTATGAAAACAAATTAGAGCTGGCCCGTAACAACCAATTTGCTTTATTAGACCTGGAGCGTGAAGGTTTACAGGCTCAAAAAGAAATGGAGCTTGAATTTGCGGAAAGCATTGGGGCGGATAAAGCATTGATTGAGCAGAAATATGCCGAGTATGAGAAGGAGATAGAGCGAGAAAAGATAGATGCGAAAATAGCATTGCAGGCCGGTTTTGCGGCGAACCTCGCACAAATTTTCGGCGAAGCTACGGCGGTGGGTAAAGCTGCCGCAATTGCTGAAACAACATTTAACACATTTAGCGCAGCACAAAAATCCTTCTCGTCTTTAGCGAGCATCCCCATTGTCGGCCCCGCCTTGGGTGCTGTTGCTGCCGGAGCTGCAATAGCTGGGGGTATTGCCCGCGTGAAAAAGATTGCATCGACCAAATCGGGCTTACCAGGTGATAAGTCCGGCGGTGGTAGTATTGCGGGCGGTGGAAGTTCTGGTGGCGGAATGCCTACCAGCGTAGCCCCATCTGTTGGGCAAGGCTTAGCGTCACGGGATAGCGCAGCGAACCAAGCCAGCACTATAAAGCAAGGTTTTAGCGAGGCTTTACGGGAAAACCCCATGCAACCTACCCTTGTTTTAGACAATGTAACAGCAAGTCAGAGCGCAGAAACACAACGAAATGAAACTTCTGTACTCTAAAATTTGCTTTTAAAAGATTTTTTTACTTACTTTTGCACATAAATAATAAGGAAATGAAAGACGTTTTTGCAGCAAGGTATAAAAAAGATGGAATTATAAGGAGTTATTTGTTTGATTCTGCGGCATTCAACAAAGAATCAGCATCCGAAAGGCTTAATGAAATGGGTGTAAAAAACTTCTTTTTCGTTTTCGACCCTTCACCACCTGTAAATATTGACGATAATACTGTTCTTTTTTCTGGAGACGTCGGTTTTGATATAACCCTTGCGACTTTATTGCCATCATTACAGGCAGGCAAATCAATAGTGTTGGATTCTTATGGTGGTGACCTTTGGGAGGGGTTAAAGATCCACGATGCTATCAAGTCTATGGATATTGATGTGGACATGGGCGTATTAGGTAGCTGTATGAGCGCTGCCACTCTTCTGCTCGCGGCAGCTTCTAAAAGATGGGCCACGCCGAATAGCCGACTTTTAATCCACAATGCATGGATGCAAACAATAGGAGATAGTGAAGAACACCAAAAACAAGCAAACTTATTAAAGGCTGAAAATGAAGGGGCCGCTAAAATATACGCACAATTGACAGGAGGCACGGTAATTGAAATGCTCGCCCTTATGGACGAGGAACGGGTTATTAATGCTGACGAGATGTTGGAGCGTGGTTTCATAAGTGAAATTAAACAACAAATTCAAAACGAAATGACAAACAATGGCTTAGATGAAAAATTGAAAGCACATGAAGACAGTATTATGCAACGCATACAGAACTTCTTCAAAGGAGGAACACCTGCGCCCGTGAAAAATGCGATCCTTCAGGACGTAACCGGCGCCGAGTTTGATTTTGGCGATACCGTCGAAACAATTGACGATGTGGAAATAGGCACTACTGCGACAGTCGGTGGCTCGCCGGCAGTGGGTGAATACGTGTTTGCGAACGGCAAGACCTATGTCTTCGAGGCCGGAGCAGTTACACAAATTATCGACCCAGTTGAAGAAGTGGAAGTCTTGAAAACTGAAAACACCGAGCTTGCCGGTCAGCTGGCCGCAGCTCAAACAGAAATACAGAACAAAGCGAAAGAGATTAAAGCCTTGCGGGCTCATTACGAAGGCAAGCTAAACGCGATCAAAAATGAGTTTAGCGCGCTGAAAAATCAGTATAATCCCGAACCGCCAACTGCGCCCGGTGCGCCTGCTGGTGATCCGGCCGAAGGTGGAAAGCGCTTTGTCTATAAAGGCAAAAAGTAATTACTAACGAATTTTAACACGTAAAGAAAATGGCAACATTATTGGATGTAAGTAGTTTAACTCTAAATCCTAAAGAGGAAACAGATTTTGAAAGGTTTGTTTTCGAGCGGATTTATGAGCAGCCTCTTCTGAATGCTATTCACCGCGTATGGACCGGTGTAACAATGGAAGAGCAGATTGTTTTGGCTGGTCAGTTTGGAAAGACCGGTGTAAAAGATCCTAATTGCGCCCGCCCGACATCAGGCGCGCAGTTATCTTTGACAGAAAAGAAATGGACGCCCGCCCCGTATGGTGATACTTTCGAGCATTGTCAGGCAGAAGTAAATTCTTTGTTCAAAGCCTATTACGATAAGATCCAATCTTATGGTGACAGGTATGACATTGAAGGCAGCCCTGAGTTTGCTTTTATCGCCGCCCGCATTGAAGAGTCCGCTTATCGTGCAATCTTCCGTATCGCTTGGTTTGGCGACAAGGACGCCGCTTTGGCAGCTGTAGGAACTGCCGGACTTGCAAGCGCCGCTGACGTGAAGTTTTACAATATGATCGACGGTATTTGGAAGCAAGTATTTGCAGCTGTAGCAGCTGCCACAATGCAAAACATCACTTTGCAGAGTTCTGTTAAAGCCACATTTGAAGCAATGCACGAGGCCGCAGATACCCGGCTGAGAACTGCCGAAGATGCTATGTTTTTGGTTTCTCGTAAAATCTGGGATCGTTACAAGAAAGAGCTTCGTGCCGCTTCTGAAGCATTCACAGTTGATTACACTATGAACGGGCTGCCTTCGATCACTTGGGATGGCAAGACAGTCGTGAACATGGAAACCGTGTGGGATTTGTACACGCCTGATTTCATCGATGAGACTGGCGGCGATACATTACTTCCCGACCGTATCCTGTTCACCGTAAAAGACAACATCCCCATCGGAACTTTGAACGAGAACGATTTTACCACCTTGGAAAGCTGGTATGAGCGTAAGGATCGCAAAAACAACATAGCCTACGGCTCAACAATTGACGCGAAGTTGCTTGAGGAGTATATGGCAGTCGCTTCGTACGGCACATTGCCAGATGATCCTCCTGCTCCAAGTAACTAAAATTAATAGGGAAGGTTTCGGCCTTCCCTTAACCTATTAAAAATACTAAGATGAAAAATTTTCTTATGCTCATTATCGCTACACTCTTATGTGTCAGCGCAGGTGCTCAAAGCAAAAAGGTATATTTTGCCAAAGCGACAGATACCTACAAGGAAGTGACCTTTAAGTCTGAAGAGATTAGCGAAGCGGATACTGTTCCTTACCTGCTTCAGATTTTTGCTGATAAAACAAAGCCTTTAACCCAGAGCGTTAGGGTTGATTTTGTTAATGAAAACGATTCAACAGCCTCAGATTTTACCGTCATTCTCAAAGGCAGCGTATTCGGAGATACTTTTAATGGCATAGATACTGTTTACTCCGCGAAAAATGCCTCTACTGACCCCAGATCTGTTGAGATAAAGGTGGAGACTGCAAATAGGTATAGATTTTATAATATCGAAATGGAAGCAGACACCGGAATAGTTATGTTGAAGAAGGTATATTTCAAAGTGTTTGAAGAATAATCATTAAAAATATAAACAAATGGCAGTAAATTGCAATTTTGGAATAACCGCGGACATCCTAAAGGATTGTGCCGCACCGCCTACCGCCGGGGTTGAAGAGGTTATGTATGTCATGAATCGGAAGGATCTGAATTTAGGTTCTGTCACTTACGACCAGACAAACAAACACCTCATCACAGCCATGGCACTGGGAGTAGGAACCAAAGCCTACAAGGTGGAGGGTTTCAAGAAAGAGATTGACGCAGGCTTTGACCTGGTCACCTCTGATACGAACATCGACAAGTTTACGCAGTACGTTAAATTTGAAAGCTGGCAGCTTGACGCGGCCGCGACCAAAGCACTTGACGGGCTTTCTGACCTTGTTGTGATTGTAGAGCGTAAAAACAAAGGGGATGAAGGAGACGGCGCTTTTCAAGTTTATGGATTGCAGACCGGCCTTTATAAGTCTTCAGACACTATGCGCGCAAACAGCGAAAGCGGCAAGCGCATTATAGAACTGACCAACCAGGCCGAAGAAGAGAGCACCGTGAGTTATCACGTTTTTTTTGCCACCTCCTACGCAGCTACAAAGGCAGCCGCAGAGGCTTTACTTGTAACCGCTGTTTAGAATGCTTGCAAATTACGACGAATTAATGAGTAAAGAACCGGGGGAGATAATAGCATCCCCCCGGTTAACGCTCAACTTGCTTAAAATTGCCTCGCTTGTATTATTAGCTGGCAGCCCCCCGCGCGGGTGCAGCGCGTCAATTACGAAATATTATTCACAACTAAATATGCCTGGAATACGGGCAAAAATTCAGACAATTATGGAAAAGACTTGTAAAATGAAACCGGGATTGGTTTATGTGGCCAGAGAAGCAAAGCATTTTAGTGATGCGAATATGGATGATGCTACTGCCATCCGGTTATTGGATGCCGGGATATTGAAGCCTGAGCAGTTCATTAAGTTGCCTGTGCGAATAGAAGCTGAAAAGCCAAAAGCCGCCGCAAAGCCTGCTAAAAAACATAAGGACATATTATAATTAAACCGCCCCGATGAGGATACTTAACAAAGATGTAGATCCGCGATTAGTAGTAAAATTGAATCGCGTAATAGCGCCCGGCAGCATAGGCATTATGCAGTTTGGCGAAAAAAACGACTACCCTAACGTTATCGAAAAGCTTGTGCAATCCTCAGTTACAGCGACTAGCGTAGCAGATATTTACGCGCGTTTTCTAACGGGCTTAGGGTTTAATAATGAGGCGTTAAATAATATTGTTGTATCGAAGGACATCCGACAAAAAGATATTACTGTTTTGGATATGCTCAGGTCTGCCGCTTTTTCTGTCAGCCGCTTCAATGGGGTGTATGTAAAAGTGAGACCAACCGGAGAAGGCAAAATAAAACTTCCTGAAATATTGCCCTTTAAAAATTGCCGCTTCCATAAAGTTGATGACAACGGGTATATTTCAAAAATAGCCTATTACGACAATTGGCCGAAGGATAAGGCCGGCGAGCAGTTCAAAAAGGAAGACATTAAAAGTTACTTTCTTTTTAATCCTGATCCTAAGGCAATTTCGGCACAGGTTAAGGCGGTCAAAGGTACGGGGCCACAGCACCATCCCGGGCAGGTATATTTCCAATTCTTTGACAATTCGTATTTATACCCCTTATCGCCTTTTGATAGCGTTTATCTGGATGCTGATTCTGAATGGCAGTTATCAATTTACCAGAATCGGGAAGTTAGGAATGGTTTTATGCTTCGTCACATCGTTCGGGTTGCAGAGCCAGAAAGCGAAGAGGACGCCGATAAATTACGCGAAAAGGTCACAGGGTTCCAAGGTGCTGACGGAGCACGAATTCTATTAATGACCGATGAGATTGACCCCGAAAGCGGCGAAGTAAAAGACACTGGGGCGTTTAAAATTGAAAAGGTTGATTCAAATATTAACGACAAGTTATTTGATAGCTACCATGCCGAATTGACAAATCGCATCCGCAAAGCAAACAAAGCATTACCAGCCGTGCTTATTGACTACGAAGAAAGCAGCCTTGGCACCACTTCAGGCGAGGGGATTGTACAGGCCGTTAACTTTTACAACTCAATGACCGCAGACGACCGCAGCCACATGAGCCGTATGTTTATGGAAATATTTAAACATTCAGATATTCCTGAGCTGGCAAATAACGAAGATTGGAGTATAAAGCCTTTACAACTTTTAACACTATCAAGCAATGGATAGCATACTTTCATTTACTCAGCAACAAGAGATAAAGCCGTGGGCGAAAAACTCAGAGCCGCAATTTGCTCAAATACGCAATGAAGTTGTAGATTTTCAGCTCAATGAATTATTAGGGGTTGCATTCGCTCAGGACGTTATCGACAACCCGGCTAACTATGCGGACTTATTAGACGGTGCTGTTTTCACTTATCGCGACAATCAGGTAAAGCATAAAGGGCTGCGCTACGTTCTTGCTTATTTCGTTTATGCAAAATACGCAGCCGAAGGGCATTTAACGCCGACTTTTACGGGCTTCGTAACAAAGACCAGAACCGAAGCAGAAAGCGCAAAAGAGGGTGAGATAAGAAGGATTGAGAAAGGCGCGATACAGATGGCAAATCAGGCTTTTAAATTAGTGGATGCCTATCTTTGTGTAAATTCGACAAGCTACCCGCTTTATTCAAAAAATTACAAGTCACCGCGCTCAGGATACAAGATTTTTGAAGAGATTCGCAAAGTATAGATACTATGGCAAATATAAACAAAATATTAAACGGCGAAGGTGGGTTATCCGTACGCGATAAGCTAAACGAAGTAATCGACAAAGTTAACGCTCAGGCCGTAGTGGTGCCAGTTGGTGACGCCCCTGTTTTTGATCCTGCAAAGCCTGGTGGATACCCTGCCGGATCGATCGTTTCATACCGTAATGAAGCCAGCCCGGACACCCAATTTCAAACATTCGCTATTTACGTCGCAAACAGCGACATTCCGGTAGACGTTTCCCCTGAAGATTCGGCAGAATGGCTGTTTAAAGGCACTGAATATATAATCCAAAGCGGCAGTACTTCTACTATTTACGTGCGCGATATTGACGGATTGCGAGAATTGCAGGATATGAAAACGGG